GTTTCTACTTACAAAAATATTACTAAAACAAGAATTGTTAATCAAAAATATGATGGAGAGGTCTTAAAGGCAGGATCTTACACGTGGACTATTAATGCAGAAAAAGATCCAACACAAAATTTAGATTGGGCAGTTGGAATGAGGGGAGTTACAACAGATCAGGTTAGAGAGAAATGGGCAGAATGGACTACTGCCAATTGTCATGGTGTTGGAGGATCAGTAACCTTAGATGGAGATTATTGTGTTAATACTTTTACAGCAAATGGAACTTTTGAACTTAAGGTATCTATTTCAGAGTTAAATGTTACTTATCTTGTTGTTGGTGCAGGAGGGCAAGGTGGAACATGGGGTGGTGGTGGTGGAGGAGCAGGTGGAGTTATTTATAATCAAACAGGAACTTTAATTGAGGGAGATTGGGATGTAGTTATTGCACCTGAAACTCCAACAGCAACAACAAACAGTAGAGGAATTAATGGTGCAAATTCAGAATTTGGATCTGTAATTGCATTAGGTGGAGGTGGAGGTGGAAACGCTGGAGCTCCCGATGGTTTAGCAGGAGGATCAGGTGGAGGTGCACAACCAACAGGAACAGGTGGAGCAGGAACATCAGGTCAAGGAAATGATGGAGGATCAGGTGGGGCGAATTGTGGTGGGGGGGGTGGATCTCCTGAAAGTGCAGGAATACAAGGAACAGAATCAAATGCAGGGCATGGTGCAGATGGTAGTATAATTGATATTAATGGATCAAGCAGTTATTATGGTGCAGGTGGAGGAGGTATTTATTATGTTTCAACATGTGCAGAGAGATCATTAGGTGGAGCAGGGCAAGTGGCTTTTGGAGGATCAGGTGGAAATGATGGTGGTGCAACAGCATGTATGGGTGGTAATGGTGGTTATGGATTTGGTGGTGGAGGAGCATGGGATGTAGCACATACAGATTATGGTGGATCAGGAACACAAGGAGTTGTTATTGTTAGATATTTAGCTTTAAATGATTTGCAATTAACATTAAATTCTCCTGCTGATGATTTAGCAACAACAAATCCCTCAATAGCATTCAATTGTTCAGCAGTTGATGGTGTTGGAGTTTTAAACTTAACTTTAATAATTGATGGATCAGATAATTACACCATAACAAATTCAACAGCAGGGCAGAGTTTAGAGATAGCAGTTTCAAGAACATTATCCAATGGTAACCACACTTGGACTTGTAGAGCATCAGATGGAACAGGCATAGATGATCCTGTTTCAACAAGTGTGAGATTCATAACTCTTGATAACATATCTCCCACAATATCTACTACAAATTTAACAGATCAATCAACATTCTCATTACCAATTAATAGCAGTTGGGTATTAAATGCAACAGATCCTCATTTAGATACTTGCTATTATAATTCAACAGATCATGCAAATACAATTGTAACTTGTAATTCAACTATTGAAACACAATGGGCAACAACAGGAACTAAAACAATAAACTATTGTGCAAATGATACTTATGGAAATTTAGGATGTGCCTCACAGGAAATAATCATAAATTTCTTTAATGTAACTGCAACAGAGAATAATGATCCAATTGGAGAGGGAGATAGTGTAATATTTACTTTGAATCTTGGAGCATTGGAGATAAGCTCTGTATATTCAGAAACCAATGCATCATTTACTCTTAATGGTGTGGAGTATTCAACAGATACTAAAAGCACAATAGATCCTAATAATATTGTATTCTCAAAAACAGTAGTAATTCCAAAAGGAATAGGAAATTCAACAGGAAAAACATTGGATTGGAATTTTGATTGGGATATAAGAAACACAACAACATCAAAAACATCAGGATCATCATCATCCAATATAACTGTTTATAATATGAGTATTTCAGATAGTTGTGCAGGAAAATATGTATTTTCCACAATAAAACTCTATGATGAGGAAGATCTTGACACTGCATTAAATATAACAGCACCAAACCTCCAAAATATTGAGGTGGATCTTACAATAACAAGTTTAGCAAATTCATCAATTTATTGGGAATATGCAACATCATGGAATAATAGTTTATCAAATACATTATGTGTAGCAGATGCATTGTTAAATTATTCATCATACAGATTGGATTGGATCATTGGTTATGATGCAACAGATAGGGTTAGAGAATTTCATTATTTAGATAACGGAACATTGGATAAAACGGGAGTGATCAATTCCTTAACATCAAATGTAACCAATTTATTAGATCTACAAAGTGCAGATAGCACAACATTTCTATTTTCTTATACAGATGAGGATGGCCTTGCAGTGCCAAACTCTATTGTTCATACATTCAGAAAATATATTGGAGAGGGAATTTTTAGAGAGGCAGAGAGATCTAAACAAGATAATAATGGAGAAACACATGTGCATTTGGTGGAGGAAGATGTGATTTATTACTTTATTATCTCTGAGGATAGTGAGATCCTTTATACCTCTGATACTTACAATGCAAAATGCTTATCAACTCCCTGTGCAATTGACTTAACAGGATCATCAACAGAAACAAATTGGAGTTTGTATGATAATGAGGGAGGCCAATATTTGATTGCAACAAATAGAGCAACAAGAACAGCATCAATAACTTTTAATTTAGCAACATCTGGAACTGTTAATGCATCAGTTTATGAATATGATGCAGGAGTTTCAACTTATGTTGTGAGTGATGTTTTAACAGCAACAGCAGGAACAATTGATCTTGTTGTGCCTTTGAGTTATAGCAATTCAACATATTTTGTGGCAGTTCATAGGGATGATGTGTTTGTTAAATCGGGTTGGTTAGATCTTACTGAGAGTGGAAAAGAGTATTTTGGAACATTTGGAGCATTATTAGGAGGCCTGATTGTATTAGCCCTTATTTTAATGGCAATTACAGAGGGAATTGGATTGATCATATTTACTGCATTGGCATTGATTCTTGTTGGAGTGATGCAATTAGTGGAATTATCATGGTTATCAATAATCTCAATAATCAGTGCAGGTGGGATAATAGTTTGGAAATTAACAAATAGAACAAGGAGGCAAGGATAATGGGGGAGGGTGCGTTTAAAAATTATCTGATAGGATTTGTTTTAGTGGCCTTATTTGGAATGTTGATCTTATCTTCTGTTGTAGAGATTGGATCTGAATATGATATGGATACCTCAGAGATTGTTGGAGGAGCAACAAGTTTGGATAAATTTAACAATAGTATTAGCAGTATTGAGGATAATGCCCAAACATTAAAGGCCAAGTTTGAGAGGGGATCAGTTTGGAGTACAATTGCAGGAGTAGTTATAGAGGGAATATTTGGAATAGCAAAAGACATGATTTCAATGATATTTGCCCCTTTTTCAGTAGTTTCAGGCATAATGGCAGATAGATTTGGAGTTCCTGTTTATGCAACATCAGTAATATTTGGATTATTGATCTTTTCAGTAATATTTAGCATTTGGAGGTTATTGAAGATTGGCGACTAATGAGTAGTAACAAAATGGAAAAACAAAAATACAAAATGACAGATGAACACAAGAGAAAAATTGGAGATGCAAAAAATAATTCCATTAGGAATTTAAGTGCCATCTGTTCTTATTGCCATTTTGCAATTCATGATAATGGGAAAAATACAAGATTTGGAGGATTAAAATGACTTACGATAGCCCATCCACAATAAATGCATCCAAAGGATTTGGAGAGGTTCTGAGTTATGTTAATGAGGTAACTAATTTTTGGTTATCAAACATGATCCTAATTGGAATTTGGATAATTGTGTTAATGGGATTTTATAAGGCCAAAGATGATTTTTCAGGTGCATTGGCCGTTGCAGGATATACAACCTTTGTAGTAGGCCTCTTGTTTTGGATCGGAGGATTTGTTTCAGCAATTGCATTTGGGATATCAGTTGCAATGGCCATAATAGGAACAACGGTTCTTTTAATGGATCAAAATTAATTTGGATACATATTATCCACAGATATTTAAGTAAATTGTGTGTATAGTTCTATATAAGAGGTTATTATAATCTCTTAATATATAATTGAAAGGGGGTTTAGAATTTAATATATGAAATACAAAACAGATAAGGGTGTAGCAGGTTTAACAATTTTGTTATCACTTGTAGTAATGCTTTTCATAATCGGTTTAATCGTGATGATCTTCTCTCTGATGAGTGCAGAATTGCAAGGTGCAACTACTGATGTAACTGCGATAGCAGTTATAAACGACACAGGGGCAGCGATTTCAGGTGTAACCGATTGGTTTGACATCTTTATTGTTATTGGAGCAATGGTAGTTCTTATCTTACTTACTGTGATAATAATCACAGCAATAAGATCAAGTGGTATGGTTGCAGGTGGATCAGCGTAAGCAGATCCATCCAATAGCAAAAATGTGTTGAATAGGGGGGGAGGTTGAACTCTCCCCTCATTCTTATACAAAATGCCAAACAAATTTAAGCAGGATAAGGGAGTAGCAGGATTAACCATCTTTTTATCACTCGTTGTGATGTTGTTCGTAATTGGGTTACTGATAATGATTTTCTCTCTAATGGGATCAGAATTAAAGAACTCTACTTATGATTCAGCAACATCAGTAAGTGTGGTAAATGAAACAATTGCAAGTCCGACAACAGCAGGAGTAACTCTTGCAGGGGGATTGGCAAGAGATGGTGTGTGTGCAACAATACTTTTAGTAAATGGAACAGTTGGGGAAGTGGTAAATGTGGCAAATTATACACAAACAAATTGTGTAATTACTAATTTGACAGGAGAATTTATCGATGAATGGGAAGATCTAAGAGGAACTTACACATATACATGGAGTGCTGATAATACTGCAACAGATGTGATCAATGATACAACAAATGCAATAGCAGGAACAGTTGATTGGTTTGACATCTTCGTGGTAATCGGAGCAATGGTTGTGCTGATACTTTTAACTGTAATCATTGTAACATCCATAAGGAGTAGTGGAATGATTGCAGGTGCAGGATCTACAAAAGGAAACAGTGTAGGAACTGCTTAAAGGTTTTTTTTCTTTCTTTTTTTTTTCTTTTTTTCATATCCATAAATTTATATAGTAGTTATACCTCTGTTATACATGGTAACAAAGGCACAGCATAATAATGCAAAGAGAGTTTTGGCAAAGTTAAGAAAGAAATATGATAAAGAGAGATTTTTAAGGGATGAGGCAATAGAATATACAAGAAAAAGGAGAATGGAGATTGCAAAATATACATTTGCTGATCTTGATAGTGGAGGGAAAAATCCTTTTATTATGAAATTAAAATCCCAAGAAAAGTTTTTTGCAAAGAGATTTAAAACAAAAGAGGCAGTTTTGAATAAATTAGATCAGAAAATAAATAAAACAATGTTTGGAGTGGATGTAACCTATAATTAAAATGGCAAAGAAAGGATCTTTTATGAGGGCAGATAAGGAATTATTGGCAGAAATCAAGAAATGTAAAGTTGTAAAAGGAGAGAGTTATGCAGAGGTTGTAAAGCGATTAATTAAAAAAGAAAGGAGGAAAAAATAAAATGGTAGATCAAAAATTAACAAAAGAGATCAAAGATGCAAGATCTAAAAAAAAGGCACAAAAAGAGATTGATAGGATTATTTCAGAGGTAATTAAGGGAAAACACAAAAGAAAATATGAGTAAATGCAGGAGGAGTAGTAAAGAAAAAAAAAGGATTAAGAGAAAAAGAAGATTAAAAGATGAAATTAATCAAAAAGGAGGCAAAAAATAATGGGAAAAACACACTTAGATCAGGTTAGAAGATCCAAACAGGATTGGGAGAGGGGTAGAGGAGCAAAGAAAATTGGAAATCCAAGATATAAACCTGTTAGGAGGAGAGATAAAAATGATGTTCTTAGAAAACTTTATGTTTTAAGAAAAAGGAAATAATATTCTTTTGCAAAAAAGAAATAACACCAAAAGCCAATAAAAAAGGGTGGATTTCCAGTGATCCATCCTTTTCAATATATATTCTAATCATTCTCAGAGGGAAATATACATATATACTAGACTTTTAGAGAGGCCATTTACTTTCCCATTTTATTACACGATTTTTAAATCCTGTAATACACTCAATATATAAGAGAGAGAGAGAGAGAGAGAGAGAGAGATTCTGTATTACATAATAATAATAATACCTGTAATAATATATGATAGTGTTAGACACCTCCGAAGTGCCATATATTTATATATTATCTATAACAATAAAGTATATAAATAGAGTGTGAGTTAATAAATCATGGAAAAAGATGGAACATTCAATAAACCTGATGATTGGAGAAAAATTCCAACTAAATTAACTTCTGTAAATATAGATGCAGATTTATGGGAATTAGCAAAACAAGAAAATATTGGATTAAAAAATGCAACGGAATTTGGTATTAAATTTTTAATAACAGATAAGGAGGGAGATCAGGGATTAATCCATGATTATCCACAAACTAATTTATTATTAAAGTTACATAAGGTAAGAGGTAATTTAGATGCCAAAAACAAAGAGTGTGAGGCCTTGAGAGATCAGTTAGAGTTATTGCAGGAGGGATCTAAGGAGAAAGAAGATCCAAAACCAACACAAGCAAAAATACAAGAGGAAATAAATAGTGTTTTTGGCAATATAAAAGATATGTTGGGAAAAGAAATGGATGTAAGTGGAATAATTAAAAAGGAAACGGAAATAAAAGATGAGAAATAGTGAAATAACTTTGCTTTTAGCACATGCTTATGTTTTTGGTGCATGGTTTCAAAATACTTTTTTACTTAAATTAGGGATGCTTTTCATGGCTTTGCTTTTCATCTTTTTCAGTGTTATTGCATCAAGGAATGAATTTCAACTGAAAATGTTAGAAAAAAGAATGAAATTAAGAAAAAGAGGAAAATAAGATGGAAAAACAAAATAGATTAGGAAAAACAATTATAACCTCTGTAAGTGTTTCAAAGGAATTTACAAAATTAATAGAACAATATAATATTTCTCCAACTGAGTGTTATAGAAAAGGTGTTGCCGTTACTCTCTGCGATTTGGGGGTTGGAATGTATCAATCTCAAAAAAATGAGGATCGGATAAAATATGTTAAGGAATTTATGGCAAAGATCGAACAAGATGAGAAAATAAGGAAACAATTTGCACAATTTAAAAAGTTTGAGTTAATTTCAAATCATTTACACCAAATCAAGTTAATTGCAGGGGAAATTGATGGAGAATGATCATAAGAATAACCTCTGACGCAAGGAAAGAGGCAGATCTTGTTGCAAAAAGGTGCATAACGAAAGGAATAATTAACCCTGATGATCCAAGAGGGGTTAATGGGGGAACAATTTATGATCGGTTTTATACGGGTTTTTTAGGAGAATGGGCATTTAATGAGTTTCTCAAAAGAAAAAATGTTAAAGATAAAATTATTTGGGGGAGAGATGGGGATAGAATGGCAGGGGATGGGGATTTTTCTGTTGGAAAAAAGATAATGGATGTTAAAACAGCATCAAAATCTTTTCATAAGAGGTTAATGATTCCCGTTGCACAATTTAGGAGAATTTTAAATGATTACTATGTTGCAACAAAAATCACAGATGATCAGGTGGAAATACTTGGTTATGCAACAGGGGATGATATTCACAAAGCACATGTTAAAGATTTCGGGATTGGGGATACAAAATATATTCTCCATAGTATGTTAAGGCCAATAAATGATCTAGTTAATCAACAAATTCTAAAGAAATGGTTTGATGAAAAATGATTATTTCAGTGGTATTATTAATTTTTACAGTATTAATAATTATATTCTCTATTTTAGATCTAAAAACAAGGGCAATTCCCTCTGTTTTATTAACAGCAACAATAATTTTATTAACTTTTGTAAGGTGGGCAAATTTTAGATGGGCTTTAATTTTTGGGTTGTTTGGTTTATTACTCTATGAATTTTCAGAGGCAGAGGGCATTGATTTTGGAATAGCAGATATTAAAGTAATGATCATGTTAGGATTTTTCATTCCCAATATATTTTCAATGTTAGCATTAGTAGGATCTTTTGCAGTTGGCCAAGTATTTTATATTTTCATAGTAAATAAGTTTGCAAAGTTTAAGGAAGTTCCATTTATTCCTTTCCTTTTGGCATTATGGATTGGGGGATTAATCGGGGGGATTTTTGTATAATGCCTAATCCAACAGCAACAAATCCATTAGGGATGTCAAGCATGAAAGAAGTGATGAATGTTTCTTATGGAGAATTAATAAGGGATATTATCAAAAGGATCTTCACATGGGATTGGATTTTCTCTAAATGGTATGAGAAAATTATTGTGTTAGGATCTATAATTTTTGCAATGATCAGTGTTGTGAGGTGGATCTTTTAGGATGAAATGTTGCAAGTGTGGGATCAAAAATGCAACAGCATATATTTGTTTGAAAAGATATTGTAGGAAATGTTTTTATAGGGAAATGGCAAGATTAAGAGAGGAAAGATACAAAATCAAAATTAGAGAAATTAAAATATGACACCAATAAATGCAGGAACATTAGGATTTATAATCGGTTTTTTCGTGGCCTTTATTATGATTTGGATTGTTTCCTGTCTGGGAGATTAAATGATGAAACAAATAACAAAAGATTGGGGGGAAATTAGTGGTTTGGTTAGGAGAATCAATTATCTAACAATGAGTCCTAAAATTAAGGAAAAGAAAGGACTTATTAGGGATTTAGACAACAAACTATTTAGTTACTTTTCAATCCATAACAAACCTTACAACCCTGCAATTCCCGAATAAAACAATAAAGTATATAAATAGAGTGTGTGTAATAATAAAATGAAAGAGGAGCATGAAAAAAAAGAGGAAAGAATTAGATGTCAAAGATGTGATTCTAAGTTTGGATATTTAAGGATCAAGGATCATGTGTGGATTTGCCGTAGTTGTGGTTTTGAGAATAAAGAGGTTGTGGCCTGATGGCCGATCCCGTAAGTTTAGCATCTGTTAATCCCTTTGCTGATGTTGGGGGAATAGGACTTGGATCTTTTGCAACGATCCTTTTAATTTTCTTTATTGCAGTTGTAATTTTTGCGTTGGGGGGAATTTTAATTTATTGGAAAGTTGTTAAGAAACAATTTTGGATCAAGATCCATGTTTTTAGATTAATTGGGAATGTTCCAACAAGAGTTGGAGTTTATTCTGCCAAAGAAGTTCCTTTTGGAATGGCAGGAGATAAATTATGGAAAGTTGCAGGGGGAATGTTAAAAATTAAGGCAATAAAATGGTTGCCTGTTGGTAAGATCCAAACAGCACCAAAAGAATTTTGGTATTATATAAGGGAAGATGGGGAGTGGATTAATTTCCAAATGGATGAGTTGAATAAAAAATCAAAGGAAATGGGGATCAAGTTTGTTCAAGAGGATATGAGATTGCAGAGATTGGCAACAGAGAGATTATTAGAGCAAAGATTGATGGATAAAACCTTTTGGGAAAAATGGGGAAATACAGTAATGTTGATTATTGTGTTTTTAGTGATCTCCGTTTGCATGGTGGTTATGTTTTTCCAATTTTCAAAGTTATTGGATAAATTTTCAGGAGTGGCAACAATTAATTTGGAAACCTCCAAGATCTTATTAAGGGTATTTGGAGAGAATTATGTTACAACATCGGGTAATTGGACAGGAGGAGCATCAGGTTTAGTGCCTGTGTGATAAGATGGGCGAGTTTGTAACAGGGTTTTTAACTCCATTAATTAAGGTTGTATTTATCGGAGGATTTTTTGGAACAGGAATATTTTTTCTTGTTAAGGCCTTTTATAATGGGTGGAGTAAATCCTTTAAATTTATTTGGAAATACAAGATCCGAAAAAAAGCATATCCACAGGAGATTGTTGAATGGTGTTCAATGTGTGTAGATGATGGAATTGGATGGTATGATGCCAAAAAGATCTTGATGGTTAAAATGATCCCTAAAAAGCAAATAAATGAAACATTGTGGATTTATGATCAAATAATTATAGAATTAAAGGGAGGTATTGATAAAAATGGCAGAAAGTTTAAAGGAGTTAGTGGCCAAGTTGAAAGAAAAACAAAAAGAGAACTCCCAAACATCAGAGAAAAGTGATCCTGAAACCAAAAAAGTTGAGGAAATAGTGGAAGATGAGGAGAAAAATGATGATGAGGAGAAAATAGAGGCAAAACCTGTTAAAAAGGTGGAAAAAGATGAAAATGCACAAAGAGTTTTGATGGAAATTGAAATGTTACAGAGTGATGGTAGATTTAGAGTTGAATTATTACATCAAATGCAAGAATTAAACACAGCATTGGTTCTTATTGCAGGAGCATTGGCAGATTTAACAGAAAATGGCAAGTAAAAAAGCACCTGAAAAAGATGATTTTGAGAAAAAAGCAGAATTATACAAATTATCTTTTGAGTTAGATAGCAAGAGGAATAAATTAAGGATGAAAGAATTAGAATATCTTAGAGAAAGTGATCGGATGCATCATGATTTTGAGATGAATAGGCAAAGGATCAAAAGTGCAGAGATCAGGAAGATGCAAATGAGAAAAGAGGCAAGTGCTTACAAATACTAAAATGGATAAGCAAAAGTTAGGAACAATTGCCTATTTTGGAATGATTATAATTGTTATCTTAACTTGCATCTTCCTTGTTTTTTATTTGAGATCCAATGCACAACAATGTTTGGCAGATCCTCTTGAATATTACACAAAGAAAACTATGCAACAATGCTTTTGTGTGCAGGATTTTGGTATGATTCCATAGTTACAGCATAAATATTAAAACACACACTATTTTATGAAATAAAGTTGAAAGGAGGTATAGAAAATTGAAACATGGAAAATAAAGTTTTGAATAAACATGGAAACATTGGAATTGGCACAATCGAAAACATTTCTTTAAAGCCATCTGTTGTTAAGATCATCTCTTATTCTGTTAATATGCAGAATAATAAGGAGGGGAAAGAGATCGGAGAGAAAGTTGCAGTTGTTTGTAAGCATCCTGATAAGGATGAAACAATTGAGATCTCATCTGTTTCTTATAAGAAGATAAAAGAGATAAAAACATCAGGATTATGGTTTAATTTGGATGCAGATAACTTAATTCCTAAACAATCGGCATTGGCAAGTTTTTTAGCATTTGTTGGTGCAGAAAATTTAGATGGGTTGGTAGGTTTAGAAGTTCAAACTGAATTAGATGATAAAAATTATTTGTGCTTTAAAGCATACTAATCTTTATTAGAAATACATTAGATTTATAATATATTTTATTTTTCTTATTTTATTAGTAGTGATGAGAACCTCTTTTGGCGAGGGGGGAGTTTATGGGAGAAGATTTACATTTCTAAACTCATGTATCAAAATCAACTCCTCTCCCCTCCTTTATCTGTTTTTATTGTTCCTCTTTACTCCATTTCTTTAATTCTCTCCTATTATCAGGGTTTAGATATAATCTTGTAGTTGCAATATTAGTATGGCCTAATCTCTGTTGGATTCTTACAATATCAATTCCCTTTTCAAACCAATCTGTTGCCCTTGTGTGCCTTAACTGATGGGGATGGTATTTCTTTCCCAACACATCCATTGATGCGTTTGAAAAAGATTTGTTCCACATTGTTTTATCCATCGGTTTATCCTCCATTGTGGTTGATTTAAACAAGTAATCTGATGGAATTAGGTTATTACTAAAACTATAATGGATCACTAAGGATGCAATTTGTTTAGGCACTACAACTTTTCTTTCCTTGTTTCCTTTCCCTTTGATCAGGATCATCATTGTATCATCCTCCTCGATCTTAATATCCTTGCATTTGATATTGATTGCCTCTTGCCTCCTCAATGCACATCCCACAGATAGATCAAAGATCAATCCATATTTATCTGCGTGGGCATACAAGCGATCTCTCATCAATCTTAACTCCTCTGATGATAGAGTGATCGTTTCTTTCTTAGGAGGCCTCCCTGTTCGTTTAACGATGGTTAGATCTTTCCTCTCTTTATATTCTAAATAGTTTTTTAGGAAAGCCCTGCTTACAGCATGGGGGTAGGCATCAAGAAATATATCAATCACATCCTGACTAAGTTTCATCTGTGTTTCTTTTAAGATATAGATTATCTTTTCCACATAGATCAAATAAAGTTTCTGCGTTTCTAATGATAGGCCTTTCCTAATTAGGAATGAACTAAACTGATCATACTCCTGCAAAATTGAAATCTCCATAATCTAATTAGGAGGGGGGGATTTTTAAACCCTTGCAACTTAACGATGATTAAGTGGATTTCCCTCTGAGATTTGGATTTAATTTGGGTTGGGATTGGCTTATGGATTCAGTGGCCTCAAGTTATTCTGTTAGGCGAATAACTTTTTCCTCCCAAAAAACCCAAATCCTGCAAATTTGGGCATATTAGGGCTTAAAAAGGCAAAATTATCCAAACATTTCTCCACTTTCTCCCTCTTTTCCCTTGCCTTTCCCTTGCTTTTCCCAATAATATTGTGGCAACCTGTGATCAATTCCCTCTTTCTTTAACTTCCCTCTAATTATGTTCTTAAAAGAATCAGGAGTTGATCCATTTGCAATGGCCATTCCATCCAATATGTTTGCATTTCTAATCTTTCCCTCCTTTAACCTTTCCACTGCGATCTCCGAAAGTTCTTTCTCTTTCTTTTCCTCTCCACCAACTCCAAGATCCTTTTTGATCGTGTTCCTTTCATTAACTTTTATTGTGGTGTAAATCGATTCATCTCTTTTTGTTAGTGCAGGAAATCTCATCATCCCCCTGAATGTATTTAGTTTAGAATATTTTGGGAGGCCTGATCCTTTCTTTAACCATTCTCTTTCTATCCTCTCATTATTTGCAGTATCCCATTTATCTTTATTATAAATAGTTCTGTTTGGAGTTTGAATAACTGCCATTCCACGACGGGCAATGGTAACTCTGATCTTACATAAGTTCTTGATCTGATTATCTAAAACCTGAAATTGTGGGATGCACATAATAAATAAATTGCAATGATCCCTATTCATATTGATTAATTTAATAAGATTTTTCTGATCCTCATTCCAAAAATCACGATTGAAAGAAACATTTATCCCCTCATCAGCGAGGGCAGAGGCGTTCCATCGATCAAAGAAATTAATAACTTCATCTCTTTGATAGAGAATATTTTTTGTGTTTCCTTTTAGTTTTCCTTTTGATTGTGGGTATGGTTTAAAGGAATAATAATCTTTGTATAGACTATCTTTCCCTCCTGTTTCTTTTGCGATTCGTTTCATGATCCTGCCAACTCTAGTTAATAGATGGTAAGCCAAAGTTGATTTTCCTAAACCTCTATTTCCCTCTATAACAATAAAACAATCAAATTTGTTTAACAACATTTTTGCACACATCATTGCAAACTGATCCATTCCCCAAAATCTTACTACTGTCAATTTATCCTCCCTCCACTATATCTCTCATGATTTTATCTAAATCCATCTCATCTGATTGTCTGAATATAAGTGATGCTCTATTTAAAGGGAAATTTAAATCATCTTTTATTGTCCTTAAAATATTAAAACTTTTTCTAAAATGATCCTCATTGATCTCTAAACTATTTTCTTTTGTTATATCATTAATTTTCCAATCTGCACAAGCACCTGAAAACTCCTCCACCATTTTTAATCTCTCCATATATTGTGTGAGAAGTGTATCATCTAATCCTCCCTTTGCTATTGAAAATTTACAATTCCCTATTAATTGCCTTAAATGAAAAAGCATCTTTTCAAAACTCTCAATCCTCCTTTGTGGAATCATTTGTGGGGGTGTTGCATCCTGATCATCTCTTTTCCCGAACATTGCAAGTTCCTCATCAAGATCTATTTGAATTAACAATCTTAAAATCTTAATTTTTGTGAATCCATCAGCGATATTCCAAGCATCTGTTCCAAGAGAAATTGCTCCCTCCCCACTTTCCGTTCCTGCCTTAACCATATCATATACACACACTATTTACTTATAAATCTTTTCCACTTTCCTAAGTATTTATATAGTAGTTATACCTCTGTTATACATGGCACAGGGATCATTTAGCCAACAAAGAGGGGTAGATCAAAGCAGGATCACAAGAACAGAAAGAATTAAACAAGCACAGAAAGAACAGAGAGAAAGGAATGAATTTGAAAGTGCAAGGGCAGAGGCCAATAGATTAAGATCATCTGTGTTTATTGATAAACCAAATGATCCATTTACCTTTGAGGGATATTCAAGTAAATACCAACAATTATCTCCTAATGTTCAGCAATTCTTTTTATCTCCCACTGAGATCACATCAAAAAAGAATATAAGAATAGAGGTAGAAAGAAAATCCTTTAATACAAATATTACTACTTTTACAAATAAGGTTACAGAGGCACAAGAAAAATTAAATAAATTTTATGAGTATGAAAGAACATATCCTTATTCAAGGGATAATGATCAGAGGGCAAGGCAAAAATTATACATCAGAAAGAGGCAGGATAAAAAGGAGAATGATGTTAAGGAGGCAGAGGCACAACTAAGATATTTGCAAGGCCAATCAGGAAAAATTAATCAGGGATATTCAGCAGGAGATCTTGTTGATTATGCAGATGATAAGGCAAGTTTTGATAGGAGAAAATGGGATGCAAGAGATAGTTCCCAATATAAATTTAAATCAGATCTCCAATCAGGCAAATTGGATGCTGTTATAAAATCAATTGGGATCTCAAAAGATAAGGTTAATTATAGATCATTCAATGAATCAGTTGCAAAATATAATGCAAATATTTCTCAGGTTAATCAATTAAAAAAGTGGGGGGGAAAGGTTGGATTTCTAAACCTGCCTGATTATGCACAACAAAGGATTAATCCAAAAGCAATAGAGTTTCAAAAGTTATATCCTGATGAGAAAATAACATTTAGCCCAACGGGAGAGGTTAATTCAATAGAAAGCAAGGCATTTGGGGGATCATTTTCCCCAACAGAATATAATCTGAAAGTAAAGGCACAACAACAGAGAATTGAGGAAGTTGGCCAAGAGCAATTTGAAAAAGAATGGAGAGAGAAACAATATATCAAATGGAAAAAAGAAAATAGGAAAGAGGATGAGATTGTTACTCCATCAGGATTATATGTAACAAAGGAGAATATGGATGCTTTTTTAAGCACAGATCCAATGGAAACTAATTTAAGCAATTTGGAAGATCAGGAGAGCATATTATCAAAAGCAGTGAAATTCCCTGTGATCAAGCAAGGGGTTGGAGGTTATAATTGGGTTAAGGAGAGGGTGCATTTTGATATTGCAGGAACAGGATCAAGCCCAAAATTAAATATTTCTTTTGGGAAAATAGATAAACCAACAATTGTGGAAACATTGGCAGAGGAAACAAGAGGAGAATTAAGGAAAGCACAAACAAACATAGATGAGTGGGTTATTGGGAAAGAGAAAATTGAGGAGTTTAAAACAGAAAAGGAAACAAAATATCAAGGGATCTATCAAACTGCATTTGAAGATAAATATATGAAAAACATAATTGTTGATCAAGCACCTTTTGAGAATGCAGAGGCAAGATTTAAAGAGAGTGATGAGGCCAAGAAGATCCAAGAACAATATCAGAAAGAATATGAATTAGGTTATAATCAATTACAAAAAGATGTTGATTTTTGGAGTTTAAAGGGAATAAAGGGGGGAGTTGCACAAACAGGAATAGGATTGGCCTCTGTTGGAACAACTCTTGTAGATAACCCTGTTGATCTCCTTGCAACATCAGGTGCTTTATATGGTGCAACTTCTTTGATCGGTGCATTGCCATCATCAATAAAATTAGGTTTAACAGGAACATTTTTTGTTACAGGAACAGCAAAAGCATTTGATCCAACTGCAACATATTCTGAAAGAGGAGCAGGTTTAACAACAGCGATCATCACAGGGGCATCTTTGGGTTATTCAGGGATTAAATACCTTAAATCTCCCGTAGTTAAAACAGCAAACATTAAACCTCCCAAGATGAATATCAGAGCATCACAAACATTGGGAAAAGATATTAAGATCATAGGAGCAGATGGAAAAGTTACCAATAAAGTGTTTTATGGCCAACAGAAATTATCTCAAACGGGAATTGCAGGGAGGAGAACAATAGTAACAACAAAATGGAGGGCATTATCTAATAAGTATTTAGGCACAAATTTAAAGAATATTTATGAGGGGATTCCTGCAAATCAACCTGCACAATTTGTGAGATTAACAGGGATCAGAGGGAATGTTTTAGTTAAAACTGCACCAAGTGGTTATGAAAATGCAAGAAATCTGTTAAAGAAATATGGTTATTCAGACTATCAGGCAACATCAACATTAAGATATTATGCCCCAAAAATGCAAGATGTTTGGTTAGAAAAAGGATTAATCAATGTTGGATCAAAGGGTGCAAAGGCACAATTCACATTCACGCAAAGGCAACCTGTTATTGAATATACTGATAAAGGCCTAAATATCAAAACAAGATCTGCAAGGGTTATCCAAGATAAATATAATGTTAATAGAAAATTGGTAACAATTAATGATCAATCATTTGTTATGGAAAATAAGTTCAGAGTTGGGAACTTTTTAGATAAGAGAGGAAACATTGTTAAATTAAAGGATTTTGAGTTTTCACAAACAAAGAATTTGGTTAAAGTTTCTGATTCTAAGAAAGGATTTGATTATTTAGGAAAACAAAATGGAGCAGATCTGTTTAAACCAGTTAAATATAAGGATCTAGTTTCCTTTTCAAAGGATAATTGGGCAATAAAAGTAACCCCAAAGAGAACAACAACCATTATTGAGGCCTTGAATAACCAAAGGAGATTGGATATTACAAGATCTACACTATCTGATTGGAATGTAGATCTCTCTAAGGCAGGAACACAAAAACCCCTATTTACTTTTACAAAAGGAGGAGGGAAAACAGATTATTCAGCATGGGCAACAGAGGGATCAAAGGATATGAATAAGGTTATCAATAAATTGAATAAAGTTGTTGGAAGTTCATCAAGAACAGGAGGAACTACAATAAGCACACCATCTCCCTCTCAAGTTACCCAATTAGATCTAAAACAACAATTAAAGGCAATTATTACAACTCCCAAAACAACGCAAGTTGCACAGATGGGGGCAATTACAGATCTTTCAGCAAGTAATTTAGATGCCTTAATGCTTGGGCAAGGAGTAGCAGTTGCATCCCAATTTAACCTAAGATCAAGCACAAAACAAGATATAGAGTTAAAAAATATGTTAAAAAATATGGATATAACCAAAACAAGCCAATTACAACAATCTCAATTAAGATCTGTTCAAGGAACAAAAACAGCACAAATTCAAGCATTGGCCTTAACTCCTGCATTATCAGGGGTTAATATATGGCAAGGGGGAACATATAACCCTCCAACACCCTTAAAATCTCCAAAATTTAAACCTCCTGTTATCTTTGCAGTTGCAAAAAAGATCCAAAAGAAAAGGAAATCAAGCAGAGATAAACTATCCCCTGAGTTATTGGGAATGTTTCCCGATTTTACATCAAGAGCAGTTGGATTAAAACCACAGGAATTTGGATCAGTTAAGGATGCTTTGAAAGAAATGAGGAAAATTAAAACAGGATTTGGTATTAGGAGAGGAGCAAGGTTAAAAAAGAAAGGGGGGTTTTCAGAAAAAGACTTATTGAAAGGAATTACACAATAATTTATAAAGATTATTTTCCTTAAATAATGATGGATACATGTTATCCAAATTAAAAAGATGGTTGTTAGTTTAAGCCCACAAGATATTGGAGATTTAAAAACTCAAGGTTTTTCAGACGGGGAGATTCAAAAAGCAGTAGGGGAATTGGAGAGGGAAGATCTGCAAGGATCATATGGCCAAGTTAATAATAAACAATATCAAGATCCAAGATCTAATTCTCAGATAAGTGCTTTTGCATCAAGGCAAGAGGATAATATTGTTAGGTGGCAATTAGAATTAAATGATATTTTGGAAAGAGCAGAGCATATTTTACGGGGGGATATTCCTAAGTTTAAGGATGGCCATATTATTTGGGATAAAAATCCTGATCCAGAAAATAATCCATTAAATGCAGTTGGGGTTAATGAGGTTATGAAAGTTTTATCTCTTTATGTTAATAGAAATAAAGTTTTGGCAGATTATTCAAATAGGGAGATCAATCTAAAGGTTTTTGATTTTGGCAGAGCAATTAACAATCTTATCTTTATGAGAGATATAGAATTTGGGATGGATACTGATGAGAAAAGAAAGAATTATGAGATGTTGGTTACAGAATTAAAGGATATTATTCATGATACTTATAAGAGAGCATTGGATGGTGCAGAAAAGAGATCATTGAGAGAAATGATCAATGTTACACAAGCAACAAACACAAATGCACAATTGGGTGCAGGTATGCAGATGGGGGATAATGGTGTTCCAATTAAAGAGAGGGGATTACTTAATCCGTTGAGGTATGTTAAAGGTAAATACTAAACTAAAAATTGCATTGATCTTTGTGATCTTAATAGTTGTGATTATGCCAATGGTGAGTGCAAAGCCTCCTGTAACAACGGAATTTGTTGGAGATAGAAATTTGGTTATTGAGGCAAATGCTATGCCATATTATAAAATCAATGAGGGTGCATCAATATTTATTCATGTATTTAATAAATCAAATGGAGTTCAATTAACAGGTGCAGATGTTAGTTGTGAGGTTGAATTAACAGATGGTAATGGAACATTACTTTTGGCAGGAAATCCAACATATATAGATGATTATTGGTTTATGAGCCGTCCTGCAAACATTATAACAGAAAGAGGAAAATATGCAGTAATGATCCATTGTAATTCATCAGCATTAGCAGGATTTAAAACTTTTTTCTTTCAGGCAAATGGTTTTGGGGATGAGTTAGATATTGCACATAGTATTAAATTTAATTCAGCAATGTTACTTATGATGATCTTATTCTTATTAGCATTAGGGGGAATTATGGGAATTGATAATCCAATTGGGAAATTTACATGTTATTGGATCTCACATATCTTATTTATTGTTGGAACTTTCAGCATGTGGCAGTTTAATGAGGGTTACACAATACAATATTTAGGTATGGCAGGAGCATGGAAAGTAATGTTTTATTTCAGCATAATTGCATTTTTCCCAATGATTATATTATCAATTGCAGGGATGATCATCTATTATGCAACAGATAAGAAAGTAATGAATCTAATTGAGAAAGGGATGCCAGAGGAGGAGGCAAGGAGGAGGCAAGGGAGGAAATATAAGTAATGGCAAAATCAAATAGATTCCCAATGCAAGTTTCTCCTGAATTTAAGAAAAGATTAGATGAAATCCAAAAAAAGATCATGATGTCAAGGGGAGAAAAGAAAAGTTTGAGGGAATTAACCACAGATATTGTTAAATCTCCCTCCTTTGTAGATATAGAAAATAACCTGATTAACAATAAAAAAAGTATAAAATTAGATCTAAAAATTAAATTTGATCGGAGGTTATGGAAATGAAATCTTTATTAAGAAATAAAAAAGGTGGATTAACAGATCTCTTTATTTTTATGGTGGTGGGAATAATAATTATTTTCATAAGTGGAATTTTTATTTATATGGGTGGAAAAGCAAGTGATCAACTCCATGAAACAATGGATGGAATGGATTTACCATCAGGCCAAAACACAACACAGGTTTTGAATGATACATTTGATCAAGTTCCTGCAACATATAATGCTTTATATTGGATCTCCCTTTTCTTAATAGTCGGAATGATTATAAGCATTTTCATAGGATCGTATTTAGTAACAACTAAACCCGTCTTTTTTGTGCCATATATTTTCATTACTATTATTGCAACAATAGTTTCAGTTGGATTGAGTAATGCTTATGAGAGTGTGATTGAAAATACAACAGTGGCCTCTACATTTGCAGGATTTACGGGATCAAATTTCATAATGTTGAATCTGCCTATGTGGATTGCAATAATTGGAATAGTTGGAGGAATAATTATGTTTGTTAGAATGGGATCAAAAGATGATGAAATTTATGGGGGAGGGCATTATGGTGGTTAAAAAGATCTTTTTAGGAATAATGCTTTTGATGTTAGTCTTAATTCCATCCGTTTCAGCTTTAGAGTTAAATCCTTTTGCAGATAAAATGATCTCTGTTGAGGATAAAGCAGAAGTTCATAATTATCTAAAAGCAGATTTTAATGCTAAATATGGAGCAATTCAAATCTCAAAAACATTCTTATGGATAGAAACGGATAAGATTGCAGAGTATTCTTTAGTAGATAATTCAGATAAATGTTATATTGATTGTAAAGCATCAGGAAAGGCAGTTCTTTATTCAGATGGATCTTTGTTTGATGATTTTGATGTAATTGATGTATATTCAAAAGAAATTGTAAATCTAAAACAATTTGATACTTATATTGAGGTTGAGGAGGGATATCAAGAGAGAGTTGCTGATAAATTTGATAAAGTGTGCTCAACAACACTGCCATTAACCTATATTGGCCTTGCAGATAACACAGGTTATATTTATTCAAAGGAAATTAGAGATACGGGATTCGAGATTATATTAAGAAAAGATGGAAAAGAATTATGTAAGGATATTGTTTCTACTTACAAAAATATTACTAAAACAAGAATTGTTAATCAAAAATATGATGGAGAGGTCTTAAAGGCAGGATCTTACACGTGGACTATTAATGCAGAAAAAGATCCAACACAAAATTTAGATT